CCGGCTCGCCCCGGCCAATCGCGGCGCGGTGATCGGGCCGAAGAAGGCGGACGGCGAGGGCTCCACCAAGACCCGCATCAAGTTTCGCAAAGGCGGCTGGTGCCTGCTGGCCGGGGCCAATTCGGCCGCGACCCTGCGCCAGCACTCGATCCGCTTCGCCATCGAGGATGACCTCGACCAGTTCCCGGACGACCTCGACGGGCAGGGCTCGCCCGAGAGCATGGTCACGGCCCGCCTGCGCGTCTATGCGCGGCAGGGCATTTCGAAGCGGCTGAAGATCTCGACGGGCACGATCAAGGGGGCCTCGAAGATCGGCCGGGCCTATGAGGCCTCCGACCAGAGGCGCTACTTCCTGAAGTGCGCGGCCTGCGGCGACCGCTTCGATCCGGTGTTCCAGGACATCCGCTGGCCGGATGACCGGCCGCAGGAAGCCTATCTCGCCGCCCCCTGTTGCGGGGCGGTGCTGCACCACTGGCAAAAGGGCGGTATGTCCACCTTCGACGGCTGGTGCCCGACCGTGGATCTCGAGGGGGCCAAGCCGCCGCGCACCATGAGCGAGGCCGAGTTCCAGACCTGGCGGGCCCGCGACGTGGGACACCGCCAGCCGGGCTTCCACCTCTCGGGGATCATCTCGGCCTTCCTCACCTGGGCGCAGCTGGCCAAGGGCTTCGTCGACGCCCAGGGCAATCTCAACCAGCTGAAGAGCTGGACGAACCTGGAGCTGGGCGACCTCTTCGAGGTGAAGGGCGAGACGCCTGAAGCCGACGCCGTGGCGTCCCTTCGGGAACAGGACTGGGGCCGGGGGCAGACGCCGTTCGGGCCCGTGGTGTTCACCATGGGCGTCGACGTCCAGGGGGACGGGCTCTACTTCGAAAAGGTCGGCTGGGGGCCGAACGCGGAAAGCTGGTCGCTGGATCACGGCTTCATCCCGGGCGCGACGGACGTGGCCGGGGAGGGCGCCTGGGAAGGCCTCGAGGCCGTGGCGCGCCAGACCATCACCCTGCCGTCCGGCCGGGCCTTCGAGCTCGACGCGATCTGCTGCGACGCCGGCTATCACACGGAACCCGCCAAGGCCTGGTGCAAGCGCAGCCCCAAGCGGCTGCCGATCTTCGGGCGCGAGGGCTGGACGCGGCCGATCCTCGGGCGGGGGGAGGCGACGGAATACACCCACCACGGCCGCCGCGCCGGGCAGGCCTCCAAGCGGGCCGACGACAAGGCCTATCTGGTGGGCACCTATGGGGCCAAGCTGACCTTCACCGGATATTTGCGCGCCACCCTGGAAGCGGTGGCGGCGATCGGCCGGGGCGAGCGCGACAGCCTGCCGCGCGGGGCCTGCCACTTCGGGCGCGACGCGGACGCCGACTACTTCAAGATGGTGACCTCCGAGACCTGCGTGGTCGAGGTCACGCGCCACGTCCCCCGGCGGGTCTGGAAGGTCAAGCCCGGCCACCAGAACCACCTCCTGGACGCGCGGATCTACAACATGGCCGCCGCCGAGTTCCTGAAGCTGGACGGCCTTTCCGAAACCGACTGGGCTGCCCTGATCGCCGAACGCCGCGCCACCCCGGAAGGCGGCGGCGACCTCGTCGAAATGGCCATGCGGGCGGGCGCCGAACGCCCCGCCCCGGCGGCGGCGAGCCCTGACGCGAACGGCGTTCGCGCCCCGGTGGGCGGGGGCTGGATCAATGCGGGAGGCGGCTGGATCCGATGAGCACCTATGCCGAAAAGATCGCCGCCCTGGAGGCGGCCGCCGCGACCGGGATCCTGACCGTCGAGGCCAATGGCGAGCGCGTCACCTATGCCAGCGTCGACCAGATGCTGAGGGCGATCGCCTACCTGAAACAGCAGCAGGCGGCCGCCGCGTCGACGACGCGGACCTCCACCACCCTGGCGACCTTCTCGCGGGAATAGGCGATGAACTGGATCGACGACCTGATCGGCGTCTTCTCGCCGCGCACCGCCTATCAGCGGGCCGCCTGGCGGCAGGCGCACGATTCCATGAAGCGGCTGAACGACGGCGCCCGGGCCTATGACGGGGCCTCGCGCGGGCGGCTCACCGCCGACTGGCGGGCGGGCCGGGGCTCGGCCGACGCCGAGATCATCAGCGATCTGCCGACCTTGCGCGAACGCTGCCGCCAGATGGTGCGCGACAATTCCTACGCCGCCGCCGGGGTGCGCAACCTGACCGCCGCCCTGGTGGGCGATGGCATCGAGCCCCGCGCCGTGCACCCGGATGAGAAGATCGCCGCCCTGGCGCAACGGGTCTGGAAGGCCTGGGCGGAAAGCCGGGTCGACGGGCGCGAGGATTTCTACGGCGTGCAGCGCCTGGCCGTGCGCTCGATGATCGAAGGCGGCGAGGCCCTGATCCAGTGGCGGCCGGAGAGCGGCGAGCCGGATGCCAGGCTGCTGCTGCTGGAAGGCGACTTCCTGGATCACACCCGCACCCAGCTGCTGCGCGACGGGGGCCGCATCGTCGGCGGGGTCGAGTACGATGCGAACGGGGCCCGCGTGGCCTACTGGATTTTCCCGCACCATCCCGGTGACACCCTGGGCGGCATGGCCCGCCAATCGGTGCGCACGGCGGCCCTCGATGTCGACCACCTCTTCGAGGCCACCCGCATCGGCCAGAGCCGGGGCGTGCCGTGGTTCCATGCTGGCCTACGCCGCCTGCGTGATGTGACGGACATCGAGGATGCGATCCGTATCAAGCGCCGGGTCGAGGCCTGCCTCGCCGTGTTCCGCAGCCCGGCCGACACGGGGGCGGGCTCACCCCTCGGCCAGCAGGAGACGCAAACCTCCGGCCAGGTGTGGGAGCAACTGGCGCCGGGCATGATCATCCAGGGGCTGCCGGGCGAGAGCGTCACGGCGATCCAGCCCTCGAACAACGGCGACGGCGATGCGTTCCTGCGCGCCCAGCTGATGGCGGTCGGGGCCTCGATCGGCGTGCCCTATCACGTGCTGACTGGCGATGTGAGCCAGGCCAACTATTCCAGCCTGCGGGCGGCGATGGTGGTCTATTGGGCCCTGCTCGATGACTGGATCTGCAACACCATCGTGCCGCAGCTCTGCGCCCCGGCGTGGACGCGGGTGATGCGCAAGGCGGCCCTGAAGCTTTCCAAGCCCGAGCTCGCCAATGTCACGGCCTCCTGGACCCCGGCGCCGCGCGCCTGGGTCGACCCGCTGAAGGATGTCACCGCCGAGATCATGGAGGTGCGGGCCGGGTTCTCGTCCGTGCCGGAATCGCTCTCCTCGCGGGGCAAGGACTGGCGGACGGCCTTCAAGGAAGTTCGCGAGGTCAACGCCCTGATCGACGCCCTGGGCCTGGCCTTCGATACCGATGCGCGCCGCGTGAACGGATCGGGCGCGCTGCAACCGGCGACGGGCTATCTGCAGCCGAACGGATCCGGCGCGGCCTCGCCCGCCAACGACCAGCCGCTGCAGTAGCGGCCACACCTCCAGACAGGGGCTCCCCCATGACCGATCACGTCCGCCGGCAGGTCGCCGGCGCCGCGGCTTATCGCGCGCTCGCGGCCAGCACCTATGACGCCACCGCCCACACCGTCGAGCTGGTGGCGGCGACGGATGCGCCCGTCCGCATGCCGGGCTGGCGGATCGGCATCGAGGGCGACTTCCTGGAAATCCTCGACATGAGCCCGGAGAGCGTCGACCTCTCGCAGGTCGCCGCCGGCAACGCCCCGTTCCTGGACTCGCACAACCGCTATGAGCTGGCCGCCCGCCTGGGGGCCGTGACCTCCGCCCGCCTCGAGCCCGGCCGCCTGATCACCCAGGTGACGTTCGGGGCCAGCGAGGCCGCCCGCGCCGCCGAGGCCGAGTTCGCCGGGGCCGTGCCGCCCAAGGCCAGCGCCGGCTACCGCGTCAGCGAATACCGCTTCGAGCGCTTCGAGGGGGACCGCGTCCCCGTCTATCGCGCCACCCGCTGGGGCTTCACCGAAGTCTCCGCGGTCTCCATTGCCGCCGACCCGAACGCAGGGGCTCGGGCGGACAACGGTTCACACCCCTGCGTCATCGTGGAGACCCGGTCTATGCAGACCCAAGACAACACCGCCGGGGCTCCGGCGGCCGCCCCGGCCCTCGGGGCCGAACCCGGCGACGGCGCCCGCGCCGCCCCGGTCCAATCGCTGGTGGTGGCCCAGGCCGCTCCCACGCCCGGCCTCTCGCTCAGCGAAGGCCTGGTGTTCATCGACCAGGCCCGCGCCCTCGGCGTGGAAGCCCAGGCCCGCGCAGCCATCGAAGCACCGGGCGCCACGGCCGCAGCCGTGCAGGGCGTGATCCTGGCCTCGGCCGCCGCGCGTCAGGCTGCCGCTCCGGCTCCGGCCGCCGCCGGTTCGGCCGGCCGCGCCGGTGATCCGGACCATAACACCCGCGCCGGCGTGGTCGAGGCGATGACGGCGCGCATGCTCCGCCGCGCCCCGACCGACATCGGCCGGTCCTTCATGGGCCTGCGGGTTTGCGACCTGATCGCCGAACGGGCGGGCATCAACAGCCGCGACCCGAACGAGATCCTGCAGCGCGCCATGCACACCACCAGCGACTTCCCGTTGCTGCTGGCCGACGCCGGCAACAAGGCCCTGCTGGCGGCCTATGAGGCGGCCCCGCCGACCTATCGGCTGCTGGCCGCGCGCCGCACCTTCAACGACTTCAAGGCGCACAAATTCCTGCGCCTGGGCGACTTCCCGGACTTCCAGGACGTCAACGAAGGCGGCGAGATCAAGTCCGGCACGATCGGCGAGAACAAGGAGACCGTCACGCTCGCCACCAAGGGCGTGATCATCTCCCTCAGCCGCCAGGCGATCATCAACGACGACCTCGGCGCGTTCGGCGACCTGGCCTCCATGGCGGGGATGCGCGCCAGCGTGAAGGAGAATACCCTCTTCTTCGACCTGCTGAACCTGGGCTCCCAGCTGGGCCCGACGATGTCGGACGGCTACACGATGTTCCAGGCCGCCAACCACGCCAACTACACCAGCTCCGGCACGGCGATCAGCGTCACCTCGCTGGGGGTCGGTCGCGCGGCCATGCGCAAGCAGACCGGCATCAATTCGATGAAGCTGAACCTCGCGCCGAAGTTCCTGCTGACCAGCCCCGACAAGGAGACCCTGGCCCAGCAATATACGGTGCAGGTCAACCCGACCCAGGGCAGCGA